TTAGCTTGTAAGTCAGCACCTGTATATACACCCTCTTGTAATTTTTCATCAGCATAAAAAGGTAATCTATCTAAAAACAGTTGTTGTATTTGATATGTTATTGCTCTACCTGTATATGACTCTGCCATATCTTGTGCTAAAAACACAAGGGACTCAATGAGTGTATTTTCTGTACTATCAGAATTATCTATTCTTGCGAATGCTTTAAATTCAGAAACACTCACTACATTGACTGTCCAAGCTGTCTGTGTTGTTAATCCACTCATTGTTTATCCTTATTTTTTTTTAATACTTTTTTTCTTTTTTTGTACTTCTGTAATAACTTTCTTTTGTGTTTTAGCTACTGATTGTGCAGCTATACCATTATCAAGCCATTTTGAAGCCATTCTCATTTGCCAATCTGCTGACATATCATATACAACACCAGCTTCATAAACTTGTGTGCTTGAACCTTGTTCATCAGAGGTAGCAACTTTATTTTGTTTCATTTTGATTTTCATAAATCTCCTTTTTTAAATCTTGATAAGAGGGCGAAATACCGCTAGGCAGGATCGCCCTCTATATATTAACTTTACGTTAATTAGTCGTTTGCTTGGTTTGCAGTTGGTCCAGATATTGGATCACCAAGAACTATTGAAAGTCCTACGATTGTACCTGTAGAGTGTGTACCTGCGTGAGTTACAATTCCTCTAACATATCTTTTCCCGCCTATATATCCAAGTTTGTATGCTTGGTTGGCATGTCCAGGTGCGTCCACTACTTGAAAGTGTCCACTACCATCAACTGTACCACCAGTTACACTTGCGTTTGCTACTGCTGAAAAACCTGAAGCTGGAGCATCACTTTCTTCTAAACCTACAGAAAATTTATTTGTTCCATTCAAAGTTATTCCAGCTGCACCAACATCAGCTACACATGTAACAGATTGAAAACCTTTAGTATCAATCCCTGTTCCATTTGCTGACGCAGTTTTAACAATCGCAGACAAACTATGACTTACTTTAACATTTTGTGCTAAATCTTTCATTTTTCATTCTCCTATTGTTATAATTACTGGATAGTAATTGTTGTTATTGCTTCTGGTAAGATTACCTGACCACCAACTCTTCTTCTTGCAACGTATCTTACGTTACCTGAACTAGCTTGTGTAAAAGGGTCTCTCATTATTGATAAAGCTACTCTATCAACGATCATGTATGCTCTTCTGATGTCGCCAAACACTACTGGTTTAGTTCCATCTGCAATATCTGCCAAGTCTGCAGCTTCAACAATCGGGTGTCCTAATAAATTAGAACCGATTCCCATTTGGTAAATTCCAGGTTGGAAAATATATTGATTCGCATCATCTTTTAACTTTCTGATTGCAGAAAGAGTTGCTCTATTGAACAACCATGTTGCGTTTCTCATATATTCAGATTTTACATTGTGTGCAGCACCGATAAGATCGTCTGCAGCTAGAGCATCATTTGCAGCTGTAGTAATTGTTGCTACACTAGAGTTAGAGATAAGACCTTGTGGTTTACCTACTGAATCTCCAGATATGAACGCATTACCTTCAGCTTTCGCAAATTGTTCTACGAACTCTGTATTCATTTCTGCTTCTAAATTGAAAACTGAATCTTCTAATTCTTGTTCAGAAATATCTACTAAAGCATATAGTTCGTGTGCTGGAATTTCTTCCAAGCCAACTGTATAACCAGTTGTTTCTGATCTAGTGCCTTGTTCTGCAACCCATTGTGCTGAAAAAGTTCCTGTTCTTTTTGGAACTTGAACACTTCTTTGAGTTGTTGTTCTTACTCTTGCTAATGATCTTACAGGACTGAACTCGATTATACCTTTGATTAACTCTCTCACATACTCAGGTGGAGCTAGATAACCAGCAGTAGCATCGTTAGATACAGTCAGAACTTTAACCTCATCAGGAGAAAGTCCATCTTTACCTGTTCTTAACCATTTATCGTAAACTTTCTTTTGCATTGATTCAACTGGTGAACCTTTGCCAAAATCAGGTCTAGATACAATAGTTTCGAGTCTTGCCATTTGCTCTTGTTGTTTCTTTTGAGACTCAGCTTGTGCTTTCATTGATTTCTCAACGTCTGCAAACTTATCTAATTCTGCGTCGATTTTAGATAGCTTGTCTTCTGTGATCGGATCAGAAGAACCTTTCTTCTCAATCTGAACTAATCTTTCATCATTTGCTTTTTTGAAAGATTCAAAAGTTTTACCAAGAGTTTCAACAGCAGATTTTACTTCGTTATTTTCCATTGTTTTTCCTCATTGTTATTGTTTTAAAATGTTAGCAACCTTATTAATTAAACTTGCTAACTGTTTGTTGTCATCACCAGCATCTCGCTGTGATAGAGATTCTGACAATGCTTTCGCACCAATCTTTGCCTCTGTCCGAGAAAGACCTCCTGCTTCACGCAAGATTTTTTCCCACTCTCGAATATTTTTAGCATTCCCTTTTACAGTTTCTATTAAAGCACTTTCATTCATTGGGAAAGTAACTAAACTGATTTCCATAAGATCAACTTCTTTAAGAGTTCTAGTTCCTCTTTTACTTTCGTTGTATCCTTGCTTTTCAGGGTCTGCTCTAAATCCTATTGACATACCATCTAATGCACCCATCTTTAATAGTTCGTATGCTTCACGACCTTTTTGAGTACCCATAGCTAGTTTGCCTTGAACAAATAAACCTTTTTCATCTTCGTACATATCTTCAAATACTCCGATAGGTTCATCTGTTTTATGTTGATATAATAATTTTACTTTAGAAGCTGGTCTGTTTTTTAAAGATTTAGTAAATGCACCTTTCTGCATAATATCACTACCTTGATCTTCATTACCAAATATTGAACCATAGCCAGTAAATGTTCCTTTCACACCATTAGCTTTTACTTCTGAATGAAAAGTTAATTTTTTCATTTCTGTATCACATTGACATATTCCATCATCTTGACATACACAAACACTTTTCATAGGTTTTTTCTTTTTAGGTTTTTTGTGATATTTATCTTCTTCTTCTTCTTCCATACCATAACCTTTACTAATAGCTTCTTCATATGCAGCATGAGTACCACATGGCATAAAGATTGTTTTACCATCTTTAGTCATGCTGTGAACACCTACACAACCAATCTCTTTAGCTTTATCTCTAGCATCAGTTGGGTTGTCATACATATCTTCGTCTCTTGCTTCTTTCATATCTTCATCTTTTGGTTTTTTTTTAGATGAGATAACATCTGTCAAAGACTTTATAGCTTGTCCCATCTTTTCTATATCGTTCATAGAATATTCCTCCTTTTTTCCATTTTCATATTGAGAACTACATACAGCTAATCTTTGATCTGTTGCTGGATATTCAGAAATAGTTTTGTCATCTGACATACATCTACTAATGAAATCTTCTCTCTTTTCGTTATCGTTTGGTTTAACTAAAGGCATTATTTTTTCCAAATTTTTCCTATAGCTTTACTTACCCATTTGTATTTATCGTTGCTTCTACACAAAGCAATACCAATTATTATTCCAATTATTATTTCCATTTTATTTCTCCTTATAAGAAGTCAGGTGTTGTATAAATTGCAGCACACCGACAGTTGATTGTATTACCTGCTGAACCCATTGGATCACCAGGATATTTTAAAAGTTCTCCGCCCACGACAAATCTTCCCTCTAATGCAGTCCTTTGACCACTAGCGATTGAGTGTGCAAATCTTGTTCTTTCATCTTGAATAGCTACCCATTCTTTAACAGTACCTCTAATATTCATAGATTCAGCAACTGTTTCGTTTGCAAAAGAAGCTACTCTATGTGTTTCTGTTCTTGATATAAGGTTTGCTCTATAAACACCCATACCAATTAATAAGTTTCTTAAAGCAGTTCCTGTTTCTTCAGTAGATAGACCGCTGTTGTAACTTGAGTCTATTACTTTAGCTATTCTTTTTCTTGTTGTATCGTCTATTGATGTAACCCAAGTAGCTGTATTCACGTCAATAAATTCTTCTAGTTTATCGTTAAATTCTTGATCAAAGTCTTTAACAAAAAATTTACCTAAAGCATCATTCTTAAAAGCATTAGCTATAACCATATATTGTACTCTAAATATTCTTTTTAATTGATCGCTTTGTTTTCTTAACTCTATGTCTAATTCTATTTGACTTCTATTGCTGTATGCAATTTTAACTTTATTAGCGAACCTATTAAAAAAAATCTTTAAAACATTTCTAAAATTTTTTCTATATGGCTCTCTTAATCTATTTTGTGCATACCAAGTTCTTTCTCTTACTTGTTTGAATATACGAAGTTGACGTTTGTTAAAAATCATTCTTTTTATTTTCCTTTACTTTTTTCTCAATTACCCATTTAAACATAGATGTTTGTGGGTCAAAACTCGCTTCACTTAATTTGCAAGAAGTTAAAAGTATTACTACTAATAAACTAATGCAGTTTTTTAATATCATAAGAATCTAAATCAAATAATTCTCTCAAATCAGTTACATATTCTCTTTGCCCAAAGTCTATACTTTGTGTTAAAAAAATATAAGACGCATGTCCTGCAGCTTCTTCTTTGCTATCAAAATCACTTATTCTTACTACAACTTCAAATCTTTTTGTTTCTTTATCTTTTTCGACATAGAGTCTTACATCTTTCATTATGTTGCTAAAGGGTGTCCGCTTGGTAATAAATCCAAATCAAACTTCCCACTCCTAAATTTTCCTGTTCTAACTGCAAATAAAAACGCATTAACTCTAGCATATGCCCATTGTTCTGCTGAAGTAACACTAGGTCTTACACTACCTGGATTTGTATTATAAGCACCAACTCCTCTTTTAAAAACAGCTGATAACATTCTTAATGTTACTCTTTTGCCTTTTTTATCTCCATGCTTTTCATTATGCTTATCAACTTTATTTTGTAATCCTTTTTTAACTGCAGCTGTAAGTATTTGTTTTTCTTCAATTTCATCTTCATAAAATTTATCTCTTTCTCTATCAATCTGTGCTGCTACTTTTCTAGACCAACTAAATCCTGCATCTCCACCCCATAGTGCCCAAGCTATTCTGCCATTTGATGGATAACCATCTTCTCCAGGTCTAAATCCTTGTGCTTCTTTATCTACTTCATGTCTGCTGAAAAAACTAAACATTCTTTTTACTGTACTAGGAGATAATCTTTCTCTAGCAACTATCTGACTTGCTCTAGTAGCTCCTATTCTAGTTCCACCTCTATTAAATTCTTTTCTCCATTCAATACCTTTTTTAGCTTCAGTAACCATGCCATCAGTAGGTGTAGTATTAATATCGCTAACAGCTTTTATAATCTCGTCAATCTCTCCATAGCCATCTTCTTCAACTATAATTTCAGGTAAGTTATTTTCTTCTTCCACTTCTTCTGTAGGTATATCTTCTCCAACATCTGTATCGTTTTCTTCGTTAGCTATGTTAAGTGGCATTAAATTTGCTGGTACTAATAAGCTATCACCACCATCAATGGTTTCATAACCTAATTGTTCTCTTGCTTCGTTTCTTGTTAATATTCCATTTTGTACGCCTGTTGTTACAGACTCAAACACTCTACGTCTTTGTTCTGCCATAGCTGGTATAGAATCAATATCATATCTTAATTCTAAATCTTCACTAAACATTGGTGTTAGCCATTCGTTTAGATCACCTTGAAATCTATCTAATAAAGGAATAATTGTTTCGTTGTATAATGCCAATTTAGCTTCAGCAAAGTTTGAATAAGTTTGTGCATCAGGAATACCTATAAGCTGACTAGGTACACCATAAACTAAAGCTATATCTTTAGCAGACATATTTTTTAATTGTATAAAATCCATATCTTTAGGAGATAGA